ATGGAAAATGTTTGATGCCGATGACCCATTTATGCCTCCTAGCGATTGGATACAAATGTTTAAAGAGTTAGGATTTGATGGTATAAAAATGTTTGAGCCAGAAACAGAAGGTGGCGTTTCTGGAGAATCTTTTGTATCGTTTAAACCTAATCAAATCAAATCCGCCATAGGCAACACAGGTGAGTTTAGTAAAACTAACAATGATATCCGCTATTCTACACACAAAGACCCTTTAATTAACGATGTGTTTAAAGAAAGCAACAGAACAACGAAAGTTGATTCTGACCCTACTTTGCATGAGTCTATAGCTAAAGCTGTTAAACGCTACACGCCTACACGTATTTCATGGATTGACCCTACTGATAAAATTGGGTACTTGTTAAGAAGTTTAGATACATTTGACGTACTAAGTAAAAAGCTTCGTGCAGATAGACTGATTCAACAGATTAAACAATTAGGGCAAGTTATCAGAGCGGTAGAAGAGCTTGGTGTTCCTGTGCTTAAAGGTGACGGTACTGTAGGTGTTAAAACAGATATGCGCCTTGCATTAAGTGAAATCCATAATCGCGCTGTAGAGTTAGGTAAGAAACATAAGTTTGACGGTCCTCAGCTTATTGATGAAGTTGCCAGAACTATGCTTGGTAAAGAAACGCGTGCTGAAGATGCAAAGCTTCGTGCGTACGGTCAGCATTTAAAATCACTAGCAGATACTCATAAGCAGACTGCCAAGCATATGGCGGCTCAAGGAAACTATTCAGTAAGTGAGATAAATAAAGAGCTACGAACAGCCGACCAACTAAATAAGAAAGCTAAAGAGTACTTATCTATAGATAGAGAAAAGGTGGTGACGCCTGCTCACATTACTCGAATTGAAGCGGTTATGAAGAAGTATCCTGAAACAAAAGTTATTCTTGATGACATTCGAGATTTGTTACGCTCTCATGTAGAGTTAGCTCATGCAACAGGATTAATTGATGCACATACCGCAAGGAAGTGGAATAGTAAAAAAGACTATATCCCTATGTACAAGCCTGAAGACTTAGAGTCCTTTGAGAATGAAGGGTCAAGTTGGGGTATTGGTATGGGTTCTAAAACAATTAAGAACGCTGCGGATTATAGACGTGAAGGCCATTTACATAAAATTAATGTCTGGGATAACTTGCAAAAACATACTGCTCTTATGGTGGCATCCTCAGCGCAAAACGAAATGCGTAGAACGGCTGTTAGTCAGTTATCTAGGTTTGGTGAAGTAGTTAAAGCTAAAGACCAAGGACGTACCAGCGTAGATGGTAACTTAGCTCTCTATGAAAATGGGGTTAAAACATGGTACATCGTAAAAGACCCCGATGCTTTAGTTGCATTTCAAAACTTTAATTATGGTGCTAAACCACTTATGCAGATGGCTGGAAAGATGCTTCGAGTGGGCGCGTTGTATAATCCTATCTATTGGTATCGTCAGCTTGTGCGTGACCCGCTTGCCGCAAACTTAGTAGCTAACGTAGGGGGTGTTGTTACACCTTTCCATACAATGGCTCATATTGCGCATATCTTATCAGGACGCTCTACTAACTTTAGAACGCTTAGAGAACATGGTGTAGTTGGTCCAGTAGATTTAACGCATAACTATAACTCTATGCAAGACCAGATTGGCAAAGCAATGAGCTATGATAAAAATATATGGAGTACAATCAAGAATCAATTAATCCGTGTCCACGAAGCGTCTGACTCTGCTACTCGTGTAGCTCTATATAACAACGCGCTTAAAGATGCTAAGAAACTTGGGCTGTCTGGTCAAGATGCGGAAAACTATGCAACACATAGAGCGCGAGACTCAATTAACTTTGCGGTACATGGGACATCTGAAGCACTGCACACTATTCGTGTGTCTACTCCTTTCTTCTCATCAACACTTAACGGTTTAGATACTGTATATCGAGCGGCTAAACAACATAACTTGAGTCCTAGAGAAAGTAAAGAACTTAGAAATCGATTCTATAGTCGAGCTTTAATGATGAGTACAATGACTGCTATGTACACTATCCTCTTGCAAGATGATGAAGCTTATAAAGATATGCCTGCTAGTGAGAAAGATGGTAATTGGCTTGTCCCTATAGGCAAAGATAAAAACGGAAAGACTATTTTCTTTAAAGTGCCTGCACCCTTTGAGGTTGGGTTTTTATTTAAGACTCTGCCTGAGCTAATAATTAATAGACTGAATAGTGATGCAACTAACAAAGAGATATTTAAATCGGTTAAAGACGGGTTAATTGCAAACGCTTTACCTCCAATGCCTTTAGTTCCTCAACTATTAAAACCTTTAGTAGAAACTATAACCAATTATGACTTGCATAATATGCGCCCCATTGAGTCAGCTAATGAGCTTAATAAGATGGTAGAGTCTCGTGGTGAGGGTGAGAATGCGTTTTACGATTGGTTAAGTAAAGACCTAAAACTTAAGGAGATTTATCTAAGTCCTAAAAAAGTACAGCATTTGTGGCAAGGATACTTTGCACAGTTAGGGGCGGTTACAGCTTCTTTGGCTGACTCTCTTATTACATCTGCTAAAGGCGAAGGTAAAACTCCTGTAAACCCTGAATCTGGATTACTTAAAGGAATCCTTACTGACCCTACCAAGAGTAAATATAAAACTGAATTCTACGATATGGCTAATGACGCCGCAAAAATTGTTAATTCACTTAATAGCTACGATTCGACTGGTCAAGGGGAGAAAGTGAAGGAGATGGTAGCTAAACCAGAAACTAAAAGGGCGCTTCAAGTGCACGATATGTCGTCTAAAGCAGAACTAGACATTGCAGATATTAGGGAAGCAATAAACACTCTTAAACATAGACCCGACTCTCCTGAAAATAGAGAGGAGATACGTAATCTAAAACTAACAGAGAATAAAATTGCTAAAAGTGTAGTGAAGGCATCTGAAAAGATTAAATAAAAGAGAGGGGGCATATGCCCCCTTTTTCATACCATCTGTGTAGTATCAAGTACCAAAGCAAATACTGCAGGGCTATCCTGCACCGTGCCTGCGGACATTCTAACCTTAGCTGTATCTAGTAGGATACCTATCTTTTTTAGATCATCTATGAGGCACTTATACGATATCTGCTTCTTGGCGCACCACGACTTCATTACTGACGATATAATATAGGCTCTATGCGTATCTGGCTCCCTGCGTATCACAAGAGCGCCACGTGGAGTTTCAATCGGTACACTAAGTACACCCGATATATTAGGTGCTTTGTTATTTATCACTAGTTGGTTTTGTATATGCTCAGACATGAACAGCCCTAAGTTAGCGGATGCTTTATCTTCTTGTACCTTTACTACTTTCTTAGCGTGTCCAAGTTTAGATATTAGGTAGTCAATTACAGGCTCAACAGGGATACTAATAATACCGAGTTCATTAGCGAGCTTCCCACCAAATATAGCCGTTGCAACCAATGCAGAGTAATAGCGGTCTCGTTGATATAGGTTAGCTTTATCGTCAAACTCGCGTTGACACTCAAACAAGTTATTAACAGATTCTTCGTGGTTATCTAGGATAGCTTGTACAATCATATCCCCTGCATGACCGTAGTTGTTTACAAGGTCTCTACTAAATAGCTGGTCAGATTCCTGCTTAGTAAGTGCATCAGCACGGACTACTTCAAGCTCTAAGATACGCAGTATCTCCCCCTCTGGGTCAGCCTTTAATGTTTGCAGTACTTCATGCAAGCTGTTGTTACCAGACGTGATGCAAGGCATAGACCATGTTGTATTGTTAATCCTCTCGATGTTAGCTGAAGAACTCATACGGTTTCTACCACGACCGTTAGTAATACCAAATGCCAAGTCACTAATCTCATCAGCAGGTAAATTAGTTAGCTCATCAATGCAAAGAATAAGGTTTTGGATGATACCCATACGCTGATACTTAGCAAGAATCTTATCGTCATTTACTAGCATAGTTTTCGTAGGGTGACCCCATACGCTGTTAGCCACATACTGAATAGTCGATTTACCCACCCCTGATGATGCATTAGTTAAGTGAAGCATAGCACCACCCAACGAGAAAGTTCTAAACATAGGAGCACCCAAACTTAGGAATAATGCAAACGCTCGCACTTCATTTCCCGGAAGACCATAAGTGTTAACTACGCTAGACCATGCTTCGAGTGACCCTTCTTTAGTGTACACTTTCGCGGCTTGCTGTGTGGTAGCTGAAGGCGGACTGTATCGAGGTGCTGTGCCCTTCGAGAGTTCTCGTGCACCAATAACAAATGAAGCGTTATCTGGAGACCATCCAAACTGCACTCGTACGTGTTCTGCTTTCGTTGTATTCTGTAGGTGTTTAGTCCACGCTACTAGATAAGACATAATTAGTTTCATCTGATTGGTATGAGCCGCAATCCCTTTATGAGACAGAAGCTCACGACATTTGTCTCCTGCCGTTACAGTTGCAAGAGGAGCAATAAAATCACTCACGCCATCGTGTGGACGAATAAGGCGCATATGCAATACCTCTCCATCATTTGGGTCAGTACGTCTACCTACTACATAAAAATCGTTTTCATATACTAAAGCCTTATCTGTATCTTCATCGTCACCGCCATCGATTACACTCTTGACGTACACGCCGCCATTAGGTCCTCTGGTGTAGGGGTATGGGTATTGGGGTATCTCTATGTCTATTGTGCCAAGCTCTTTACTCTCTGCAGTAATCAAATTATCTGCTGGTGATGCTTCTAGTATGTCTCTACCTAACATCAAGGGTGTTGTTATATTCCCAATATGCTTACAGCCTATGCACATCTGTGGGTGAATAGTATTAAATGTTTCGCATAGATGAGGTCCTTTTATTAGTGCCGCTTTTCTTTCGGTTTCTGCTGGGTCATACTCATCATGAGCGCGAGATATTTTATGTATGGCAGTGTCACTATCTACGCAGAATTGTGCAATGGAAAGACCTGACCTCCAAAGAGGTTCCGATATCTCGTTTTGATTCTGGTATATATGTAGAAGCTGTGCACACCCATTCCCTATAACGCTCTTTTGCATGATACGAGAGAACTTATAAATAATATTCCCAAGGAGCGCACGAGTAGTCTCATTTAACGTGACATTTGACGCGGCAAGCTCTGCTTGTGCTAGAGGACTTAACGAATCTTTAGGCTCTAATGTCTCTTTAAGTAAGTCGATAGGTACGGGCTGTCCTAGTGCTATCACTTCAACGCTCATCTCTTCGCCGCGTTTAAAGTTTTTAGTGCTGGGTATCCGTAGGATACGAGCCGCATCAGTTGTGATGCCCTTGTCTTTAACAGCAAAACGCTCAAAGTTAATACGGTTTACTAATGCAGTAGCTAAAGGTTTCCAATCGTTGTAGTCGACTTCTTCTTCAAACGCCCAGTAAATATGCATACCGTAGCCTGAAGACACAATGGTTGGTTTAGGTAGTTTCACTGCACTACAAAACTCTTTTAGGGCTTTTATACCCTCTAGCTGGGAAGCAAACTCAGTACCCTTACCAATATCCAAATCAATCCATATAGACTTAAACATCCGTGTGTTCTTAGCACTTCTACTGATTGCAGATTGGTAAGTAGCAGGAGAGAAATAGACATCTACTCCAGCCAAAATTTGTTCATCAGCCCATGCTGATACTTCTTCAATAGTACTAAAAAATAACTGATTTACTTTGCTCTTATGTATCCCTACAGCGCAGTACAAACCGCCTTGCGCTAATACGGACTCTAGAAAATCTATCCTGTTCATGGCTACACCTAAAATTGGGGTAAAAAAAGGGGCGGTGCTATCCGCCCCTTCTAATGGTTGCAGAACTTAGTCAGCCCATTCAGCCAGAGTACTCTCAAGGTCTGCTGGGTCAGCTACTTTTGCAACGGGTTTCTTCTCTCTCACTACTGGTTCATCTCCGTCTTCTTCAACAGCTACTGGAGCTGCGAGCGCGGGTTTTTTATTAACTGCTGGAGCGGGGGTTGCGTCTTTTCTATTAGACCCAAAGTTTGTTGTGATTGCTTGGGTAGCTTCAACTGAAGCACCTTTCTCTAATACCGTTTCCATCTCGTCTTCAGTTAGCGCTCTGATTGCACGGAACACCATCTTAGGTGTTGTAGAGTCTGTATCAAAACGAAGCTCTGTTACAACAGAAGTAATATCAACTCCGTACGATGCAACTTGTCTTACATACTGGAATAAAGGCATCTTACCGTTTTCACCTTTACCAAAGATAGAGGTTGCAGGAAGAGCTAACTCATAGATATCCCCACTAATATCATTCTCAAGTAACACTGCCAGACGATGCATATAACGACACCCTTTACTTGTACCTTGACCAGACCCCGATATGTTCATTGGGCACTGAGCGCAGTTAGAGTGTTTAGGTGATTCAATAGTAGGGCTTGGATGGTCACCATCCGAACTCCAGCAGTCAGGTGCAGATGTTGAACCTTCTTGATACACACCGCCAAAGTACTGACGAGATGTTTTAGGCGCACTAGCGGCAACAATTACATTCATTGCACGTTCATCGTTCTTAGCAACTTCTTGCCCACCAACATACAAACGGAAGATGTTACCTCTAATTGCAATACGGCGAGCATCAGAAGTTCCTATAAGAGCTTTTGTTGTTTCACTTAGCTCTTTTTTTAAGATATGTGCTGGAATTGCTACGCCAGATGTAAATAAACCCATTTCATTAGCCATGATTACTTGCCTCTTTAATTTTAGTTACGGTGTTTCTTTTGATTAAAAGCGCTTTAACTTCAGTTGCGCTTACTAGATGTTGGTTACCTTTAAGGTATGTGCTCAGAAGTCCAGATACTCTTAGCTTGGAGACATTTTGCCTAGAACATCCTAGTATCTCCATTACTTGTCGAGTTGTCAAAAATACTTCTTCATCATCTTGCGTATCCATATCTAAAAAAGATTTCATATTTGTTTGATGCACTCGTTGCTCAAGTAACTCAAACGCATCATGTTCTTTAATAAAATTCTTCATACTGTTCCAATCGCTTGTCCAGTATCTTGTTTTAACAGTTCGGGATACTGTACCTGCCGCAGTTTTAAGACCATCCGTACCTGTTTCCTTGCATAGCTCAAGTAGAGCCTGTTGTATTGCTTCTTGTTGTACCTTTATTTTACTATCTGCTTCATCAAATTCTTGTTGAAGCCTTTGCCTTGCATCTCGCATCTTAATATACACTTT